CCCCAAAAGGAGCGGCATCAACAGACCAAAAAAAGCCCGCCTCGGTGCGTTCACGAGGCGGGCGAAGGTGCTGGAGATGGAGAGGCCCCAGCGGTGGATGTATGCTTATTGTACACGTCGTTGTAGGTAAGGTGTAGCCCGTGGTCCGCGGCGACGGCTATAACTCGGCGCGCCACGCTTGGCGGCACTTCCTGCGCCTGCCGCTCGTAGTGCGAGACGTTTCCGGCCGTCACGCCGATCGCGGCGCCAAAGTCTGCCTGCGACATGCCTAGCTTTTTCCTGACTGCGATGATGTTGTTCATGCGCCAATGTTAGCCAGACTAATTTGCCGCGTCAACTGTGTTGTTGGTTGCCGCCATTCGCTTTCGCAAATAGCCTGCTGCCAGCAGAGCTTGTTCTAGCCGTACATCCTCGTCGCAGATCCCGGCCCACGCAGGATTCATCACGCTTCGCTCGGCTGCTGCCGCGATCGCGCGCAGATCGCGCAGTTCTTCGGTTACTGTAGCCATCTGGCCTCCTTGCTGTTCGCTGAACGAGCACTATAAGGCAGCCGACTAGGCGCGGCTAGAAAATTTCCGTTGACACCCGTAATTAGTCTGGCTAACATTCTCTCAACGGCTCGCGGTGCATCACCCGACAGTCACGGTAGGCGCGGACAGCACGATCTCCGCCGCGTCAGTCAAGGGCAGGCGATACTAAGGCGCCAGCCCTGCCGCAGAGCCGTTGCTGTTGATCGCCTTGGCAGGTTCCCCCGCCTGACGGCTTGGACTCCCGGCCATGCTTCCAGGGCGATCACCAGCAGCAGCGCACCCGGATGCCGGCCCGGCCGAATCGGCACTTTTATAGAAAGGATCCCGCCGCAGCGAGATAAAAGTCAGCGGCGCTGCTGCTATCTGGTCATCCGCTTCAAGCTGGCCAGCCGTCGTCGAGCTGCCCCGCCTGGGAATCCAGTCCTGTTTTTTCAACACGGACGCACCGATTCGCCAGGCCGCGCATAAGGCGATCGGAGGCGGATGACCAGATAGGAACTCTGGCGAAAGCGGTCTGGAAACATCAGGCGAACGTCAGCATGGACCGGCGCATTGCGGCCGGCGTAACGTGGTGCAAACGAAAGCCACGCGACAGATCGGAGAGACGATCAACAACAGCCAGCAAAACCCGCGAGACGGGAAATCAGCCAAGGCAAGACGGCCGTCAGCGACGGCATGAGCCAACAGCGATACTACTGGCGATCATGCCGGATAAATCCGGGTTTGAGTACAAGAACGGAGGAAGCCATGCTGCTCGAAATCTTGACCCAGCTTGTTTTGCTCATCGGGATTCCGGTCCTCGTTGGGCACTGCATAAACTTTGGCGGATACGACGATGAACTCTGATCACGTGCGCAACTTGATCGCGCAACAGCGCGCGATCGAATCCCGTAAGCCGCCTAAGCTGTGCGGAGAGCCTCGCCTCGGAGACGTTGTGGCATTTGTCATCAGCGTCGTTGTTTTGACCTACGCGCTGATCGACGGCGTGATAAGGCTGCTGCCATGAGCGCGTCATTTATGGAAGGATGGAGGTGCGCAAATATCTGGCGTAAGCGCGGGCCTGGATTCTGCGTCGAAGTGAGCCGTCACACCGTAGATTACTACGACAGAAATCGCGGGAGCAATAGATGGTGTGTCTACGCATACATCTATCAGCAGCATCAGTTGTTTGCGAACTTTGAAGGAGATAGGTTGTGGCAAGACGCCGCGCTTACGTTGCCGCTTCACGGTGGGCCTACTCTGTTGCGATGGCATAACGACAACGAAGGAAACAAAACGAGCATTCAAGTAGGCGCCGATTACGACCACATTGGCGATGAGTATTACACGCATTTATGCGACGCAGACGATGCTCGTACAGTATTCAACGATGCAGAGGCGCTTGTTCATTATTTGGTCGAAAACAACCATGCAGACAATGACTGACCGTCAATTCACCACTTACGGCCCCGGCGACCCGCAGACATGGGGTTTCCGGCAGCCGACCGATGACGACGACTCAGGAGAAACGTGGTACGAGCAGATCGCCCGCCTGATCGAAGAAATCCGCGAAGAACTGGCGATTGCCGAGCATGCCGCGATGCATCGGGACGAGCAGAAAGCGATGCTCGCTATGCTCAACGTCCGCGATGTGGTCGGCGAGTTGTGGCCTGATAGTCGGCAGTGATCGAGTATTGGCCGGACGTTGAGCAGGGGTCCGAAGAATGGCACGCGCTGCGCTGCGGAATTTTGACGGCAAGCGAGATGAAGCTGATTCTGACGCCGACACTCAAAGCCGCGAACAACGACAAGGATCGCCAGCATCTCTACGAGCTGCTTGGGCAGCGCATCACGCAGTACGTTGAACCAAGGCACATCAGCGATGACATGCTGCGAGGCGTCGAGGATGAGATCAATGCTCGCATCGAGTACAGCGAGCACTACGCTCCAGTAACTGAATGCGGGTTCATCACAAACGACTTTCTTGGATTCACAATCGGCTACTCGCCCGATGGTCTAGTCGGCGACTACGGGCTGATTGAATGCAAGTCTCGTCGTCAGAAATATCAGATCGAGACGATCCTCAGCGGCAAGGTGCCGGACGAGCACATACTGCAGTGTCAAACCGGATTAATGGTTTCTGGCCGGCAGTGGCTTGACTTTGTTTCTCGGTGCGCTGGCTTGCCGCTGTTTGTCTGCCGAGTGTATCCAGACCAAAAGATCATCGACGCGATTGCATGTGCTGCATCGGCATTCGAGGAGCGCATACAGATCGCAATGGAGAAGTACAACGACTGGCGCGACAACCAGGCCATTTTGATTGACACGAAGCGCGAAGTTGAACAGGAGATAACGATATGATTGATCTGACCGCGACAATCAAACCGAAAAGCGACCAACTCAATGCGGACGATCTGATCGCCGGGCCAAAGACGATTACGGTAACTGGCGTCAAACTGGTTGCCGAAGATCAGCCGGTTGCGATCAGCTTTCACGGCGACGACGGGAAGCCATACAAGCCGTGCAAGTCGATGCGGCGCGTTCTCGTGAAGGCATGGGGAGCCGATGGATCAAAGTACGTCGGGCGCAGCCTAACGCTGTATCTTGACGAGTCCGTCAAGTTTGGCGGTGCGGCCGTGGGCGGAATCAGAATTGCCGAGTTATCAGACAGCAGCTGCCCGGGCGTAATGGCACTGACTGCGACGCGCGGCACCAAGAGGGCGTTTACGGTCAAGCCGATGGATACGCCACCGAAGCAAGCCGAGAAGCTGTCAGAAGCCGACATCGGAATCCTGATAGCCGCAGGAAACGCCGCGTCCAGCGAAGGCGTCGCGATGTACAAAAACTGGCTTGCTGGATTGAACGCAGAGCAGAAAGAAGCAATCAGGCCGCATCATGCCGAATGGTCGGCGAACGCGAAGAAGGCTGTTGATAACCAGTATCCGGCGCTGAGCGTCACGGCGCCGACCTTGGATCGGCTGAGGCAAGAGGCAAACACGCGCGCGCTTGTCGAGCAGGTGACGAATGCTGCGTCCGAAAAACAAATTCAGGCCAATGCACCGGAGATGGTAGGCGCTACGCAAAAAACCTAAACGGCCAATTTTTGAAAGTATGTTTTATATGGAAAATACTGATCGGATACCGACCACGCAGCAGGAAGAGGAGCACTTTCGCAATATCTCATCCTGGCCTTTCGTACATGCGGCAGTCGAAACTACCGACAAGCAATCAGACATCGGAGTCAATGCCAGTAACAGCGATCTGCAGAGCGAATACGAAATACGCTGCGCGTCTCTGGTCGTCGTTCGCAGCGGAATGGCCTCGTGGCACGAGTCTGCAACGTTTGTTTCTATCTCTGACGAATGCGGAGGAGATTTTGTCGAGGTATCGCAGACTCCTTCGGACAGGCTAAAGCAGATTATTGCAATCGACCCGGACGAATGGCCTATGCTTCGCCGGGCGATTGACCAGATGATTGCGGCTTGCGCTGACAATCGACTCTGACACGCAGGACCGCATCAAGGCAGCTGCGCACGAGCGATTCCTCTTTGACCGCATGTGTGTAGATCAATTTATCAGCAATGGCCGCACGCCGAGCGCTTGGCTAACGTCAGACGAAGACGAGTTCCGCAGGATGGCGCGCGATATGTTTGCGCCAAATGGATGATCAAGCATGAAAGACGATTCAGAGCGCATAGCGGATGATACGACCGTGATTAATGCTGGCACGATATGGGTAACGAAGTACGCCTTGACACGAGGAATCATCAAAACGAATGCGCGGTTTTGCCGCCATGGAACGATGGCATTTCGTGTTTCTGACGACGCAGCGTTTGATACCTATGCGCACGGGAATGACTGGCACTGGACTCGTGAATCGGCCGTTGCCCGCGCCGAAGAAATGCGCAAAGCCAAGATAGCGTCGCTGAAAAAGCAAATTGCGAGCCTTGAGAAACGAGTATTTCTCGTGACCGGATACGACACTTGCCAAGATCCTCTCGCCCCCGCAAGCAAATGACCGCACGTCACCAGCGACCTCCAGGCGCATGTCAAGTCCGCGAGACGTTTGCGCCGATCAGCGCATTTCTTGACGCGCTGCTGACAGGCGAAGTGCCATGCACGGACGATGGCTCCCCGGTCATGATTATTAGAGCAATTGCTCAGTGGTGCGAGTATAGCGAGCGTACCGCTGAAACGTCGGGTTAGCCGGCTACCCACGAAGACCGGCACAACAATGAAGGAAACGAAGATGGAAGGTTACAAGGACTATCGCAAAAAGAACGTGCAGCCGATGCGCCCATACGTGCCAGGCGAGGATCTGTCCGGAGTCTCTGTTAGCGCCGAGGACATTCCGGAAAAAGGCGGCATGATTGCCTGCAATCCAGATAACCAGAAAGACAAGTGGTACGTGGCGAAGGACTTCTTCGCGGCAAATTACGTGGAGGCATGACATGAGCGCGCAACGGTGGCGACCAGAGGTTGATGCTTTCGCTGATGCTATGGAAGCGAAGTTGCGCGCGAATGACCACAAGCGCCACTGGCGGTTTCTGGACATGCGGACGCTATCGCGTCTGCTGACACATGAGATCGAAGAATTGCGACTTGCTGTTGAACGCTGCGACCCGGAAGAAGTGCTGCGCGAAGCTGCGGACGTGGCGAACTTCTGCATGATGACGGCCGACATGGTGAAAAGGAATCCAAAGAAGGCTAACGCTGAGTTAACGGGCCGAGCAAGCGCAGCTTGCGAAGGTCCGCGTTGAACGCCGTGTTGGGCGGCATTTCACAGGAGAAAGACATGAACGGAAGAGTACTCACATGCGTTTATTGCGGGCACGAATACCCGCAGGACACCCCGGCGGCTGGCAGTGAGGTGTTGACCGAGCACATTAAGGTTTGCGAGCGCCACCCGATGCGAAAGGCAGAGGCCGACATTACCCTGCTGCGCTCCGCGCTGGCTGGCTTGATCGGAGCCGACAGCGAACAGGAACTGCGGACGATGGAAGCAACGATGCGCCTGCTGCCGGCACCGGACGCCGATAAGGCGGTGAGCATCAACGCGATTCACGCGCTACTGGCGACCATGACGCCTAACGCTTGAATTCAGCGGGCGCCGAAGGCGGTCCGCTGGAATGACGGGTTAGCCGGCTACCCGCTACGAAGCCCGGCGCCACAAAGGAACCGACATGAGCAAAGACGAACAAGCAATCGAAGCCGAAATCCAGGCCAAGGGCCTCAACGCGCCGCGCCTCTCGCCAGAGAAGATCGACGCCGTGATTACCGGCGAGGACTACCACGTCTTCCCAGGCACGACGCTGACGGTGTGCTGCCTGAAGTTGCGCAACGGCTTCACGGTGACGGGCGAGAGCGCGGCGGCAAGCCCGGAGAACTTCGACGTTGAACTCGGCAAGAAGATCGCCCGGAGTAATGCCCGCGACAAGATTTGGGCGCTCGAAGGCTACGCGCTGCGTGAGCGCTTGGCAGAACGAGCAGCGCAGGTTGGATGACATGACAGAACCCTCCAGAATCGTTTGCTGGTTTAGCTGTGGTGCTGCGAGCGCAGTTGCGACGAAGTTGTCGATAGTTGCGAACGCTGGCCGTCTTCCCTTGGTTGTTGCCAGGTGCGTTGTCCGCGAAGAGCACGAAGACAATGACCGCTTCGCTGCCGATTGCGAGAAGTGGTTCGGCATGCCGATTACCAACATGCTCAACGAGAAATACGACGGGTCTATTTACGAGGTGTTCCGCAAAGAGTCCTATATCTCCGGAGTGAAAGGCGCTCCATGTACCAGGCTCTTGAAGAAGCAGGTCAGGCAGAAGTTCGAGAAGCCGACTGACCAGCATGTCTTTGGCTATTGCGCCGAAGAACAGGGCCGCTGGGACGATTTCCTTGACGCAAACAACATCAACGCCATTCCGCCAGCCCTTGAGCGTGGCTTGGAGCATTCCGACTGCCTGGCACTTGTCGAACGTGCCGGCATTGAATTGCCGGTCATGTACAAGCTGGGTTACAAGCACAACAACTGCATCGGTTGCGCAAAAGCCACGGGTGCCGGCTACTGGAACAAGGTGCGCCGAGACTTCCCGTTGATGTTCGCCAGAATGGCCGTCGAGTCGCGCCGGCTCGGTGTTCGGATTGTCAGAGTCGGCGAAGAACGCATCTTCCTGGATGAATTGCCACTTGGGATTGGCAACTACCAAGACGAGCCGGAAGTGCAATGCGGTATCTTCTGCCACATGACAAGCATGGAGATTGCTGCGTAAATGACTGACATCCTCGACCTCGAAGGCTGGACGCCAACCAACAAGCACACTGATGGTGACGAGTATGTGATTGAAGCCGAATACACTGTGCCGCCCAAGGCGTGTACCAAGTGCGGCAACATCGGCAACCTGTACAAACACGGACCCAAGCCCATGTACATCCGCGACAGCCCTATCCGTGGCCGTCCGGTGCGCATCCTGGCCAACGCCAAGCGTTACAAATGCAGGGAGTGTGGTTCGACGTTCATTCAGCCCCTGGGCGGCATTCATCCTGACAGCCCAAATAACACATTGTCTGCTAAGCATTCTTGTGTCTATGCTGTCTGGCTAGACAACATTGTAACCTAGCGGCACGAGCCGTTGCAAGTGCGGCACCACATTCGCCTGCTGGACGGACGAATTGCTTGCGGCAACCAGCGAGTGGATGTGCAATGCGTGCGCCGTGCTCCCGCCAACCACCGAACCTCAAGGAACGAACTCATGCCACAAACAGGCCTCGGCGTCGCCCTCAAGACGCTACGCGAACGACGAACGCTTTCGCTCCGGGAAGTCAGTCAACTATCGACTGTCGACCACGCATACGTGCATCGACTCGAGACAGGGGAAAAGGCAAGCCCGTCGCAGGAGTTGATCAGCAAGCTGCTCAGGGTCCTCAAGCCCGATGAGCGTGACGCCGCGCTGGTGAGATGGCTCGTTGACCACGCCGATGCCGATCCTGAACTGGTGGGGTTTGCGCTGTCGGACCCGAGCATCAGTACCGATGTGTTTGCGGCCGCCGCTGGCATTCGACATCGATGGTCTGCAAGGCCTGACCCCGCTACTCTGATAGCACGCGTCAAGCGCGCTTTCGACGACGAGGACGAGTGACCGTGGACGAGGGCGATGTTCGGCAAAGAGCATGTATCTTTGGGATTTGAGGAGAAAAAGATGGAAGCCAAAATTACGATCACCGGCATCGGTAGCGTCCTGGTCGACGCCGCCGCCGGCACTCTTCAACCGACGACGCATGTCGTCGGCCTGCGCCTCGGAGTCGGATTCGGGTTCGACGACGCCCGCAAGGCGTCTGTTGCCAGCGAGCGCCGCGGAGACATCGTGGCGCGCGCCACAAAACACCACGGTATGCCGGAATTCGACATGAAGGATCGACAATGACCAATGACACACGCAAGGATTACAGCCATAGTCTATCAGTCCAACGCCTTCGAGCCTGCGCGGCCGACCCGATGTGGGCGGATCATGCAGAGATCCCGAAGGCATGGTGCGCTGAGGCTGCCGATGAGATTGAACGCTTGCGCGAATCGGCATGGAAACTTGAGAACAATGTGCAACTGCTGGTCACGATCGCAGTGCACCAGGCTGTTGAAGCCTGCGTGTCGGCCTGGTCAATCGAGACATTCGTCAACAAGGCGCAACTTGTTCAAGATGTCATGAAGAAGGCTGATGGGTTACATGAAATGTGAGCACTGCGGCAAACAAGCAATGCGAGGATTGATCATTTGCAAGCGTTGTCGGGAGATTTTCATGACTGATCTTGCCCAGCCAGTTCCGGCGCGGTGGTACTGCATGGCAAACAATGGGCTGGCGACGTTATGCGCAAACGAGCAGGACGCGCGCACGATGTCCGAAGAATGCGACGCAAGCTGGCCGAAGAATGCGCCGCACAGAGCGGTTTTGCTTGGTGATGTTGCAGCAGAGCGCGAGCGGTGCGCGATGATCTGCGACAAAGCTGCTGAGATGGCGTGGTCGCGATGGGAAATCAGGGCAGACCAATTCGATCAAGGAGCGGCGGCTGAAGCAGAGAAACTGGCAAACGCAATCAGGGAAGGGCAAGAGCTAGAACAGCGCAGAGAATCGCCAGCACGGTAGCGACAGCGGCCCACAGGCGCACGGCGCGCGCCAGCGCGACCTCCCGCCTTAGCCGGTCAATGCATGCGCTACAGCGCGCATCGCTGGCTTTCTGCTTGACCTCTATGGCGCCTATTCGCCTGTCTGAGTCGTGATCCACATCAAATCAGCGTAGGCGGCTTGTCAAGCGCAGCCGAGATGTCGCGCATCAGCGTTTCGGTCATCGCGTCCGGCTCGCCATCTGCACGCGCCTCTGTCGCAACATCCTGCAGCACGCCATATGCCCGCACGAGCAGCTTTCGCAGCAGCAGCACTTCAGCCTGTTGCGCTTCCTGGCTGGCGATTTCAAACAACTTGGCAAACGGCAGCATTTCCGATCCGTCATCGGCCGGCCTGCTACGGTAAGCCGTGATCATCGCGCGGCCTGCGTACCGGAGTTTCCGATTCCAGAGTCCGTGACCCAATCGGCTATATCAATGCTACGCCTGCGCAGTCTTTTAATACCGGAATCAGGCTCAGGCTTTCCGGCAACGTGATCCTCGTGCGACTGCCTGAGTGCGTTAAATTCCACAGCGAATTTTCCGACCGCCGTATGCAGTTGAGCGCGGGTTTCCCGGGCAATGGACAGCATTTCCAGCATGATCAAAATCTGGATAGCCCAGATGATGCCGAACACCACGAACGCCCCAAACGACACTTCGATCATCTCTTCTTACCCCTTTCAAGATCATCAACCCGTCTCTCCAGCGCATCAATGTGCCTCTGCAGGCGTTCTTCAAGACGCTGCGCATCGGCTCCTCGGAAACGATCGCTCGTAGCCACGGCCTTCTCAGACCTGATGGCCGTTAACTCTTCAATAACGAATTTCTGGCGTTCGTTGATTGCTGGTATCAGCTCCACCTGAGCCGCGCGGCCCTCGTATTTGGTGCGCAATTCAGTAAGCGTTTGCTGCATGGAAAACAGCGATGTCGCTGCGGCGATCAGCCCGGCAGTCAGCCCGCCAGTAAGCACCGTCGACCATTTGATTTGACCTTCTTCGTCCTTGATGATGGACGTTGCGGCCATAGCAAGCGCTGCAGAATGCTCTGATGTTTCCCTCGCCTTCGCGAAAATCTGCAGCCAGGTATCATGATGCATCACGTCCATGCGTTTTCGCCTTTCACTTGCTCAGACGTCAAACGTCCGCCGTGAGCCGCACGACGTTGGTGCCGTCTGCCAAAAGTTTTGCACGTTTCGTCTGCGCGACGACGACGCCAGACCCAGCAGAAGTCTTGACCGTGACGGTGTACGCGCCTGTCGTGTTGACAAAAACATAACCATGCCAGTTGTTCGGGACTATGACGTTGCGATTGACGGTCAGCGTGCCATTGATGATTAGGTACCCAGCGCGCCGAGTTACTCCAGTAAGCGTCGCGTCGCCGGCCGACACATCAACGGACGTGCTCATAACAGTCCATGGATAATGATACGCAAAACGGTAATCGTCATAGCTGCTGACCGATGACGTCCCGGTTATGACGTAATACAACAGGAGCATCTCGTCAGCGGCTGGTGTCGTGCCGGCTACAGCGCTAATTGTTCCGTCGGTTTTGGCATACACGCGGTTCGTTTGTGATGCCGTCAAAGAGATCGTTCCGTTGGCGATTTCCACCAGCGAGCAGTCGGCCTTGTAAATCCATCCGCCGTAGTATCCCCACGTGAGCCCTGAACAGGCTGATGCGCGACGAGCGCCAAACGTGGATGGTGACGCGGCATCAAATAAGGCATTGGCCGATACCGCTTTTCCGGATTGCGACTCTGAGAGCAGATCAAGATTGGTCGTGCTGTCGGCCATGCGTTACCTCGTGATTGATGTGGTGAGCGGGTAGCCGCGGCCGATGGTCGCGGAAATCTGGTAGAGCTTGATGTACAGCGTTGATTGACTGGATCCGAAGTCTGCTGTCTGGTCGGAAGCCGAGTACGCGGCCGTTGGCGCTGTCGCTGCAATGGTGCGCTTGACGGTGGCGTATGATCCAGAATCATAGATGTCAATTTGGTACTGCTCGCTGCTTTCTCCGATCGGAGTATCGACGTAGTCGCGCCATTCGGTGTCGACGCGCGATCTTCTGGTCCACAGCAAGGTCCAGTCGCCTGTTCCCGGATCTCGGCTGCCGTTGAGCAGGATAGGCGCCAGAGGCTTGAGGTTGATTCCTAAATATGTAAACGATCGATTTCCGTCAGTCGAAAAGTCGCGGCCGGTGGTGATTCCTCGATAGAGCAATGCGGCGCCGATCTGTGCGGAATCCATCGGGATGGCTTCAAGGTCGGCACTGTCGAGCAGGATCACAGAATCGCCGGCGGCGTGCAGCCCCATGGCCCATTCCGTCCCGAATCGCCCTCTCAACAGGTCTTGCAGCAGATACGTTTTGCCGGTGACGAGCGTGCATTTCTGGGCTGCGATGATTTCCCAGCGGCCGTCTGAACCGTAGGCAAAGTGATTCGCCCCGGACAGCATGGCGAGCAGCGTCGTGTCGTAAAGATCGCCCTGCGACATCGACACCGTGAGAATGCTTGATGCGTCGACCATGCGAGGCTCTACGACCCCGATCGCATTACTCGCGGCGCCGAACGTGGCGCCAGGCGGCCCAAATTCCTGTCGTTCAAGCCAAGTCGATCCGCCATCGACGGACTGATACAGAAATCCGCCGCGCCATCCAGCAAGTGATCCAGCCATCGCTGCCAGCATGGCAGGGCCATCCTGGGCGCTGGATACGCGCGGCATGTCGAGCAGGTGATAGACGCTGCCGCCGGATCTGGTGATCGTCGTCGATCCGTTGGACGAGCTGGACACTCCGACAGCGGCCGGCGTGTAGATGGCAGCGCTCGCGTACTTTGCCGAAACTTCTAGGCGCTGGTCGCTGGTGTAGCTGATGGCGGTGAAGCGCAGACTGATGTTGCCCTCGTCCGTTTCGACGGTGACGACGTCGCCTGGCTGGAGATGGTTATAGATCGGCGGCAGGGTAAGCTCCACGTCCTGCCGTTCGAGCCAATACAGGTAGAGCAGAACCTCAGCCTTGCCGGCTGCTTCGGTGGCAGTCAGCACGATCGGCAGATCGAGGACGGTGATGTTGATCGCCGTCGTATTCAGCCGTTCGGCGTACTGCGCGCCGGTGTCATACTCGCGATCAGCGTCGATGTAGTTGATCGTGACGCGCCGCGGCAGTTCGGTATCCATCTCGCGCGCGGTCTTGATCTGGATGCCCGGCGGCGATCCTTCTGGCTGGCAGTCCAGATCGACCGCGGGAATCGTCGCCACGGAAGATGATCCGCGCGGCTGGAATCGTATGTCGTAGCCGTCGGGAACGACGTCAAAGGGCCAGGCGCCCTGCAGTGGCTCGAGTGCTGAGCGGATGGATCCTACTGAGGAGATGCGATAGCCGCGCACGTCTTGCGTTAAGCTGCTGACATCGATGTCGCCGGCGGCGAGGATGCCGGAACGCAGGCACTCGGCTGAGACGATCGCGCCAAGAGTGGTTTTTGACGAGGCTGAAAGGTTCGGCTGAATGAGGTATGCGGTCGAGTAGGTGCCGTTTGCTACGGCGATTACGCCGCCATTCCACGCGGCGGCCTTGTACGGGCCCGATGAGAACAGGGATCCGGCGTAGTCGGTCCAGGTGACACCATCTG